GCGAAGTCTCGCCGATAATGACCAGCTTACGCTCGGCCCACGGGTTGAAATTGTCGGCCAGGGCGTAGCTCAGAATGTCTTCCCAGTTGTCGTCGCCGACAGCCAGTTTGAGCGGCGCAGTCATCGTGTCTTTGCCCAGGCCGGCGTCCGAAATCACCAGGAAGTGCCAGTTAGGCTTGTACTCGGGATGCTGGGCGACGAACGCGCACCAACGCAGAAAGCGATCACGCTCTTCGCGTGATCCGAGCACGAATTCGACGTGATCCAGCCACTTCTGGATGTGCGATTTGGCGACCGGCTCGGCCAGGATCGTGGTTGCCTTCCAGCGATTGAACGAAGCCAAGATCGGGTCTTTCGACGCGACGAAGCGTCCTTCGCCGGGCGCGTAGGTCAAGTCGGATACTTCGATCCGGTCAGGTTGACGCAGGAACGCGGTGGCTGCGCTGATCGGCCGGTTGATGCGCAACTCGCGGCACAACGCTCTCGCTCGATAGGCTTCGCCGTTAGCGAAAGCGTCCTTCTCGTAGGCGGCTCCCGTACAGGTGTCGATGAACCCCTTCGCCTTGCAATAGACCCAGCGAGCGCGCAGTTCGTCCCATATCGGCTTTGCGCGAGGCGCGGGAGGGGGTTCGTCCGGGGGCATGTCGGCCGGATCGACATCGGGGAAGTCGATAGGGGCCGGCCGGAACTGACGCACGATTTCGAGCAGCGCCGTGGTCCCGTAGCGCAGATCGGCGCGGATGATGCTTTCCCAAACCTTGTCGGAACTCCAATCCTTCTGGAAGCGGCCATCAGACCAGTTCAGCCACACGGCTCGTGCTCTAGGCGTCGCGTTGTAGGCCGGAATGAAAGCCGCGTACGCGTAGCCCACCGCGAGCCAATTCTGGGCGTCGTCGAGCCACTGGTCGATAGCGTTGGCGTCGGCGGCGTTAACGTCGCGGTTCGGGATCTGAGCGAGCAGCGCTTCGGCCTCTGCATATGCGTCCACATGCGCTTGAGCACTTTCGCGTGGGGCAGCACCGTCGGGAAGCGGCGCAGACACCGGCGCAGACACCAGCTTGCGGGTGATCGGCTCCCAGCCGAGCGCGTTCACCTCCTCCATAAACTTTCTTATGGTTGTCTCTAACTGGGTGAGCGTGATCGCCGGAACTTGGTCGAGCGGCGGCAACTCGCGATCCCAGGCGTAGGGCATCCGCGTACCCGGGTGAATTCCCGCGATCACGGATTGCTTGCTCTTGGCCAGGATCTGAAGGCCTCCTAAGCGGGTGCCGTTGCGGAACTTGGTGTCGTGATTGGACACGTCCTCGGGCTCCATCGTGTCGCCATCGACGACGCGCACGAGAAAAGCGTCGCGCTCGTGCTTCGGATCGAGGACGTAGCGGCGCGGCGCACTAGGGAACAGCGCGCCGAGAACCCGGCTGAATTCGTGCCCCTGGTCGTTGTCGAGAATGACGAGCCCCTGGCCCGCCACGAGCCCGGTGTTCGCGCCCCAATTGTCGCGCCAGTTCTTGGCCACGGCGTAGTCGTGACAGCGTCGTTTGGGATCATTGACGCTCGCGCCGGTCCAGCCGTCGTTAGTCGGGTAGCCCGGCGCTTTACCCCTGTCCTTGGCGACGATCTTGGTGCCCGGCGCGAGGTCGCAGTCGGGAGGCGTGACCGAGATCAGCCGGGGGCCGTAGCCTAAATCGAAGAGTTGGACGGCATCGTACTGGAAGGGCATAGCTCTCTCGCAAGCCGTCGAATGTCACCTGTGATGTTCCATGTTCCGCGCACCGAGCGACTTGTCGCCGTCACCACGTAGACGAGCTTCCGCTCGCCTAGTCGCCAGTAGATGACGAGGTGCTTTCGGTGCTCCACGCGGTCGATTACGCCCCCCGCGATTTCTATTTCTCGCCGGGCCGTGTCTAGGTGGTCGTTGCGTCGCATTGGCTCTCTCCTCGCTCATAATTTGCCGTACCTTTCGCTGATCGCCCCCGCCGCAGACAGCGGCATGCCTTTGGCCCACGACCTCGCCTTGGTCATCGCGTCGCGCATGAGCACGAGAAGGAAGGGGGCCTGGTCGTCGCTGGTCATGGCGACGATTTCATCGTGAACGGTGGTGCGGAGAGCATCGGGGTAGAAGCCGTCGAGTTCGACGATGGCCTCGGCGAGGAGATCACGGGCGACGGCTTGCGTCGCGTTCTCGACTAATTTGCCGCCGTAGGTGTCAAGCTCGCGCCATTGCTTGGTGATCTGGTGAACCCCCCAGAACACAATGCGGCCGGCCTCGATGCGGGCGTTGCGGTAAACGAGATTGCGCCCAGAGGGGAGGGTCATCAGAAGCGCGCCCGCGAGCCGGCCCTTGGGGTCAGCCATGTGGAAGCGAAGCTTGCGGAAAGCGAATTCTTCGGACGGCCGATAGATCGCGTTCTTGGCGGTAGCCTCGACGCCGTACCAGAGGCTGACGATGCGCGAGTTGGCGCGCCGGAAAGCCTCGACGGCGGCGTTGGCCTCGCCCAGCGTCAGGTTGAGCTTGTAAGGAGGAGCGTTCGCCGTGTCGTGGAACTTGACGTGGCCCATGCCGTAGCCACAGGCGAGGCGAAGCACTTTGCCCAGCATGCGGCTTGGCGAGCCGATAGCCAGCGCCGTGGCGACGTAGACATCGTCGCCGCGCCGGAACACATCGAGAAGCGGTTCGTCTTCGGCCAGCCACGCCAGGACGATGGCCTCGATGGCGTGATAATCGGCGACCACGAACTTGTGCCCGGGGGGAGCCTTGAAGACACCGCGCAGACACGAGGAGACCACGTCGAGCGGCCGGCCGAAGATGAGGCGAAGCGAAGGCCCGTCGGCTCCCAGGAGGATCTCGTCGATGGCAAGTTCAATGTGCTTGACCACAGGACGCGGGAAGTTCTGGATCTGTGGGCCGCGACCTCCCCAGCGAAGGGTTCTAACCGCCGCGCCGTATTGCGTGAGGTTGTGGGCGTAGCCGTCGTCGCTGGCGTAACGAGCGAGCGCGAGCAGCTTCGCCGTCGAAGTCTTGGCGGCCTCGGCGCGGGCAAGCAGGACTTGCTGGACGACGCCGTCGAGCATGTCGAAGTCGTCGGTCTCCAGGAACGCGAACAGGGTGGCGCGTTCAAGCGTCGGGTGCGGGTAGCCGTGCGCCTGGACCCAGGTCAGAAGCCGGGCGTTCTGGGTTGAGCCGCTGACTTCGCCACGGGTCAACTGGAAGATGGTGGAGTTGAGATGCAGCAACTCTTGCAGCGTGATCGCGTGCAGCGCTTCAAGCAGCTTCGGATCGACCGGCATGCCGCGAGCGTTCATATGCTGATCGACAAGCCAGATCCCGCGTTCGCGCTTGGTCATGCGCGGAGCGCGCCTATGAACCTCCCGCTCGGCCTTCACGTCGGCGATGTTGTAAGCGATCAGTTCCGCGACCTTGGCGCGGTCCTCGCGGTGCCACCAGTGATAGACACCGCCTTTCTCGGAGCGGGGCCGCGCCATGCGCATCATCAACGCGTGCCCGGTCACGTCCTTGATGCAGGGCGAGCCGACAGCGAGCGCGGCTTCGTCCAGGCTCATAGGCAAGCCGGCGCACGCCGCAGTCGCCATCGTACAATGGCACTGCTCGATGGGGAGAACCGGCCAACCGAAACGGGGGACGCAAATGTTGTTCCAGACGTTCCATTCGAAGGCGGCGTTCCAGGCGTGGACTTCGGCTCCGTTGATGACGGCGTTGATCAGCGGATATTCGTGCATGGTCCGTTGCGTGTCTTCGAATTCGAAGCACTCGGGCTCGGCGTCATCGAGCGCGAAGCCGCACAAGATGGGAAGTGTGGACGCTGAACGCGTCCACACTGTCGCGCCCACTTCGGTCAGGCTGAGTGGGCTCGTCAGTTCGAAGTCGAGCGAAACGACTTTGGTCACAGTTGCTCGCTCACCAGATGCGCGCCGCCTTCGATGTCGCGCCAGTGATCCGGGTGGTTCGGATCACCGGAGAGAATGCGAGCGATCTTGGTGAAGATGCCTTCCAGGCTCTCGCGTTGAACGTCGGTGAGGTTGCCGCTCCAGTTGGGCGTGTTCTTCGACACGTCCTTGAAGCGCTGGGCAATCAGCGCCGTGGCGCTGAAATTACCGTGGGTGAACTCCCTCTCGGCCAGGAGCGCGAGCCGTGGCCCAGGCGCGGCCGGCCGGCGGGCGAAGAACGCGCTCGCCGCTTCGGGCGGGATCTCGACGGCAGTGTTGGGCTCGGCTTCGCGCAGCGCTTTCTCGATGGCGGCGAGACCTTCGGCGGGGGAGTTGGCATAGAGTTCCGACAGACGCCGTGTCTCGCTCATGTCGGCGTAGCTGGCGGCGGCTCGCGCCCGGCGTCGATTTTCGAGGGCCTCTTCGTCGGCCGGGCTGTAGGCAAAGTTAGGGGTATCGTCCATTGGGGTTCTCTCCTTCTGTGCGGCTCACTCCGCAATTATTTCTCGGCGGAAGACTTAGTGGCTCGCAGTCCCACCACGATCATCTTCCGCCGCCATCCCTCGGGCCCAACGCCAGAAGCGCGGATGTCCACGAGAGACTACGCTTCGCCGATTGGCCCTTCGGCTAGGCGATCTCAGACGGGCTCTTCCTCGTCGCCTTCGTCGTCTTGCGGGAACGACTGATTGGCGGGCTTGCGGCCATCGAGGCGAGGGCCGGGCTTGAGGAACTGGACGGTTTCAAGAAAGAACGAGCACCCCCGTTTGCCGGCGGTGTCGTAAGCGAACGGCCTCACGTTGGCGCGAACCAACCAGCCGGCGTAGAACTCCGACCAATCGATGATGTCTTCGCGCCGGTTGTTGACACAGCCGGGCTTCGTTTTCGTCCACGGAGAGATGAAAATATCTCCCGCTTTGTAGCCTTCGTACTGCCCGGCTTTTTCTGCCCCGTCATGGAGCGGCGAGATCAATCCGGTGGGCAGCTTCGACGGCCAACGCTCGCGGATGGCCTCGTCAATCCCCTTCTGGAGAGCGGCGAATTCGGGGCGCTTCTGCGCCGCCTTGTCGAAGATGATGGTGAGCGAGAACCGGGGTTCTGCGCCCTCGACGATTGCCCGAGCCTTCTGGAGGTTCAGGAAAGAACCGACGCCCGGAGGGGTCAGGATTTGGTGGGTTGCCATTGTAATGTCCTCTGTGTCTGCTTGGGCTGTTGGGTCCGCTTGTGTCGAGCACCAGACGAACGGGCCGTCGCGGGGTAAGCCGCTCGGTCGGAGCACGTTGACGATCAGGTCGAAGACTTCCCGCGTCGAACGCGTTTGCGGATCGGAGAAGTGGAACATGCGCATCAAGTCGTGCATGTTCGGATCACGCATGAAAGATACCTGGGCTTTGTAGAACCCCACCATCGCGTCTTGAGATTTCTTGTGCGCGGCGAGCGCTTGCTGGGCGACTTGCAGCATGCCGGGATCGGGCGGCTTCATCAGCGACGTGTTGAGATACGCATCGGCTTCGAACCTCGGATCGGCGGGGTTCAGCAACATCGTTTGGATTTGCACTTCGACTTGCGCCTTGGCTGCGTCGATGTCGCGCTCTAACTCTAACTGCGCTTTCGCCTTGTCGAAGATCCGCCTATCCGTGACGGTGGGCATCGGCTCCATCGGCAGTGATTGCAGATATTCGAGGTCGAGCGGGTGTAACGGTTTCGTCGCCATCAGAGCAGCTTCCAGACACACCACGAGACGGCCGAGATGACGATGATCGCAGCCAGGGTCATGGTGAACGCCTCGCGCCTCGGATACGCGGGCCGATAGGGATAGTCGTAGACGGTGTCGCCGTCGTCTTCGTCGTGATCGTAGTGCATCAGACCAACTCCACGTCTAGTTCGGGATCGTAGTCGGGAAAGCTGTCGATTGATCGTTGCGTGCGGAGTTTCATGTACGCCGGGCAGTCGCTCGACGCGGCGCAGAAATAGCAGTGGTTGCCGGGCACCAACGGGCCGCCGCCGTTGGCGATGATCTCGACGCTCGGCTTGAAGGTCGAGTAGCCCCAGTAGAGCAGATCGCCCAGAGGCAAGCTCCAGGTGCGCACGGGGTTGCCCCCGGCGCGTGGCTGCACGATCACCAGACACACGTTTTCGATGGTCTTGGCGAGGTCCGGGCGCTCGCGCACCAGCTTGTGGTAAGCTCCCAGCGCGTACAGCAACAACTGGGTGTTGCGGTCCACCTTGACGCCTTTGCCGCGACCGTATTTGAGATCGAGCACATAGAGAGTGAGCGGATCGCATGCGGCGAAGTCCAGGGTTCCAAATACATGCTCGGGCGGCTCTTCGCCTTGCGTCGTCCACAGCCACGCAAGCGAAACTTCTTGCTCGGACACACGCCAATCCGTCGCATCGGAAAGCGATCCGGTGGTGGTGGCGAAGAGTTGAACGGCGTTCAGCATCTCAGGCGTGACCAGGATCTGGTCGCCATCGACCGGGAACATCATGCCGGCTTTCCACGGTATGGCGTTGATCTCGATGGCGGCTTCGCACAAAGCGTGCGCCAGCGTCCCCTCGTGCGCGGCGAAGCCGACGGTCTTCTTCGGCCTCGTCGCCCACATGGCCGGCGCGCCCAGGCACGTCAGCCAGATGTCGCTCGACGAAGGTCCGAGACGGGCGTGTCTCTTCGGGTTGGAGGCCATCACCTGACCCCCTTTTTGTTGAGGATCAGGCGATAGTGCCACTCGCCCTGGCCGGTGTGCAGCTTCTCGACGATATGCGCGCCGAACCTCGGCTTGCGGAAGTCGCGTAACCTGGCCGATACCGAAGTCTGCATGACCTGAATGCCAAAGCGTTGTCTGAGCATGGCGACAATGTGCCAGATCGTTCGCCACTGCCCGTCGTACATGATCGCGTAAACACAATAGAGTTGTGTCTGTAGTCTCGGCTCGTCTTCGGGCTCTACGTCTCTGCCGTCGAAGATGTCGCTCGGCATTTTACGCGGGCTCCAACCCGGCGGCGAGGATCAGGTTGAAGAGCGCGTCGCGATGCGCGTCGGTCGCCTCCATCACGAAGCCAAGGCCTGTCTTGATCTTGAAGTCGGGGAGAAGCTCCAAGATCTTGACCGGGCCCTCTTTCTTCTGAGCCAGACGCACAGCCTGGGTCACGATGGCCTTGAGCACGTCGGTCGCCGGCAGATCACGCGCCGGGGGAGGCGTCGGATCGGGCGGGGTCTCGATGGGCTCGGGCTTGACCGGCGCGGTGGGTGGAGCCGCCGCCGCTTTCTTCCTGTGCGACCGTGGCGCGGGCGGGATAGGATCGGGCGTCGCTGCGGTCGTGGGCTCGTAGAGCGGGTTCTCGCCATTGTCTTCGCCGAGATCATCGGGCGGGAAGTCCAGCGCCGTGGAAGGCTGGGCAGGATGATCGAGCCCAAGGGCTTCGAACATCTGGCCACGCACTTCAAACCAGCTAGTCCCTTGAAATGTAACGGATACGTCGGTCATGTTTGTCCTCTCTTGGGTGATTTGTATCAGTGTGTAACAGGAAAGTCAACTATGATCTTATGCGCCACTGGGGGGTTATCCACAATCTGCGCGATGTCGCGGGTCTTGCGGGCGATGATGCTCATGAGCCGGGCGTCGAGGGTGCCGGGCAGCAAGACGAACCTCGCCAGGACCGCGTTCTTCTGGCCGTTCCGGTGCGCCCGGGCTATCGCTTGCCGGTTCTTCATCGGCACGGGCGAGGGCTCCATGATGATCACGTTGTGCGCGGCGTGGAGCGTGATCACTTCGCCGGCAGCTTCAATCGCGAGGATGATCAGGCGCAGTTTCGAGTTGGTCTGGAATTCGTGGATTATCTTCTCGCGGCTCTTCAAGCCGGTGTCTCCGTGGATCACCAGCGGCGCGTGCGCCTTGAGCTTCTCGGCCAGGTCGCGGATCACTTCACGGTGGTGCGCAAAGACGATCAGCTTGGTGTCTGGGGCGTCGTCCAAGAAGTCGTTGACCAGGGTGGTTACGGGTTCAACCTTGGCCCGGCCTATCAGTCGCCGCACAGTCGAGAACGCCACGCGGCCGGATTGGACGGCCGCCAGAAGCTCGTCGTCGTCGAGCGCGTCGCTGTCGAACAAGTCGGCGTCGCGCATCGCCTCGGCTAGCTCCTCGCGCAACGAGCGCTCGATGAAGGTGTCTGCCGGCAGCGGGTGCTCGACGATGCGAAGCTCGGGCATCTCGGGCAACACGTCTTTCATCTTCTTGCGGTCAACGAGCGGCTTGATCCGCTCGGCGAGTTCGTAGGTGTTGCGTGAGCCCACGATGCGAGCGCCACGCGGCCCGTTGTTGACGACGCAGAAGCGATCAATGAACACGTCGTAGTCCATCACGCCCAACTGGGGGATGATGATCAGGTCCGGGCGCAGCGCGTGAAGATGGGTCCAGAACTCGGCCGCGTGGTTCAGAAGAGGGGTGCCGGTGAGCACCCAGACATGCGCGGCGGTCGCCAGCGGCGAGCCCTTGAGATCGAGCTTAGGGCCGTAGACGGCCCTCGTGCGGATCGCCTCGGGGTTCTTGAGGTAGTGGCCCTCGTCGATGATCACCACATCGAAGAAGTTGCGCATCGCCGCTTCAAGGATGTTGGTCCCGCTGCGCACGAGACGCGAGAACGGGACAATACGAACCCCCTCTCCCGCCATGAAGTCGTAGGGCTTGGCGGCGGTGAGCGTGTCGAAAATCTTGATGTCGGCGAAGTTCGACCAATCCGTGAAGTGAGCGCGCCACACAGACACGGCTATCGGGGGACAGAACACCAGGACGCGGGACGCGCCGGCTTTCACGCTGGCTCGCACCGCAGTGGGGGTCTTGCCGACGCCCGCGTCCCAGACCAACATCGCTCGCCTGGAGGTCGAGAGGAGGTTCGCGCCCTTCGCCTGGAAGGGCATAAGCTCCAAGGTCATCGCTTGCTCCGTGCGGCTTTGTTGGTTGCTATCTGACTTTCCAACATCTCGACCGAGATCTTGGCTTCCTTGACCCGCCAATCGTCGGGCGGCTCGGGGTGGCTGCGCCAACCGAGGCGGGCGCGTTCGATGGCGTCGAGCAGGGACGCCGCGATGACGGTGCCCTTCTCGACCTCCTTGCCTTCACGCAGCGCGGTGTAGTCCCAGACACGCAGAGTGCTCATTACTTGGTCGCCCTTTCACTCTCGCTGAGATCCTGGGCGATCATGTCGCCCATCTGCTCGTGAACCATGTTGCAGAACTTCAAGTAGTTGAGACTGAGCTTCTTCATGTCGCCCTCGCCGTCGAGCACGAGCGCTCGCGCCACTGCCGTGATCAGAACCGGCATCACGTCGTCCACCGGCTTGCGATGGAGGAGCCGAGACACTTCGATGAAAAGCTCGGCGCTGACGTTGGTGTTGCTCTTCTTGCTCATGGCCCCATCCATTTGACCGTCGCCAACGTGACTGTGGTCTTGCGCGGCGTCGGCGGCGCGCCTTCGTCGTCGGGATGCTTCGGCTTCGGGGCGCGGAGCGCGTTGCGCTCGCCCATGCCCCAGCGCGTCTTGTTCTCCAAGCCGCGTTCGTGCAGCTTGCGGTCCATCTCTTTCTTGTTGAAGTGGGCGTTGAAGTGAACGCCCAAAGGATCGTTGGGGAACACCTTCGGGCTGGTGTCGTCGCGGTGGCGGTGGGTCATCGTGTCTCCTCCTTGGGCTTGAAGATCGAATGGTCGAAGCAAGTGCGCCGGTAGCCGCCTTCGGGCGTGGGGAAGCCGCACGAGCCTTCCCGGTTGCAGCCGGGTTCGTCGCACGCCGACGTGACTTGCTCGGGGGTCCGACAACTCGGGCAGACGGTCCACCAGTTGCCGAGTTCGCCGGGGTCTTCGACCTGTTCGAAGGCGTCGAAAGCGCCAATAAAGCGACAGTGAAGACAGATCCACTTATCTATCATATGAAACTTCTCCCGCCATCCATGTCGAAGGCGTAGCGCGCCAACAGGAGCGCGTCGGCCCGGCCGACGTGCTTCTTTAGGTTGAGGTAGGACGCAGCCACGGGATAGAGCCGGATCGCCAGTTCACGCGCCGCGTCTTTGTCCTTGCCCAGCAAGCGAAAGTGCGCTTTCCACTTGGCCGGGGTGACAAACGAGATCGGCGCGCCATAGCCGGCGACGCATCCGATGGCGACGCCATAAGCACAACCAAAGGTGAAGACCGAACTCACACCCTGGCCAGGGCGAGAGGCCACTTTTTCGATAATTGCCAAAGCCGGCCGCATCGATTGAAGCGTAGCTGAGAACTCGACAGCGTTAACCATCTTGGCAAAGCGAGGCAACTCGGCACATCCGATATAAGAGCCGTCGAAATTTAAGATCGCATATGCCCCGTTGACGCCGGGGTCGATAGCGATAATGCCGGTGCGGGGGTTGAGATCGCGATTTGCCATGCCGACCGTCATATCACACACGCTTGGCCTGTCAAGGACAAATATGAACATCTTTAACTTACGCAATATACGATTAGCTTTGGTGTACCATCGTGTAATGTGAGTGGGTTTTTTCCCTTTCTTATCAATAGCTACTTACATATATACACATAATACACACACTACACATATGATGGAAAACGACTAAGAGAGAAAGGGGAGGCGGAGAAGGGTGGAGAGAGAAAATGAAATAAGGCTGAGAAGGGGTAAGGTTTAAGGCACTGGTGTTATGGCGTAGGTGTGTAAATGAAACTTTGGACCCTGGGGCGGGTTTCGCGCCCCGCGTGAGAGAGGGAGTTCAACATAATCTCGTCGGCCTGGCGCTTTCCGATTTCCCGGAGAAAAGCCAAACCGGATTTGGGGCCGTTTTGCCCTTATAAGGCAAATCGAAATTGGCCCAGAAAACCAACCAGGTCCGGGGGCCAAAGTCGCCCTATAAGGCAAATCGAACTCCCACGGGCGTGTCTGCGCGGGCGCGCCCGCGCGCGCGCCCGCCCACGCGCGCCCGCGCCTAGGCGCGCGCCCGCGCGCGCGTGCGCGTGCG